GCTGTCTGTATCTCGGCAAGGTCATCCTCAGTGAGTACGCCCTTTTCGTTCCACCCTGCGGCATTTAGGATTATTTGGTAATCGCTCATCTTTCCTACCGCTTTTAAAAAGCCTGTTTTAACAAATTCTTTTAAACTAAACATTGTATCGTTCCTCCAAAATTTCTATTATACGTTGCCACCCGAACTTATTATTGCTTGCTGTAATTCGGCAAATGCCTTGTTTATATCTCTGTTATACTCCGCACTGATAATTGCTCCCTCGGTATCGGTCATAAGCGTTGTAGAGGGATAAAGGCTTGTAACCCCTGATACCGTACCGTCTGCTGTTGGAGTATATGTTTGTCCTTGATAGGGTTCGTATGAGGTTACAGTTGAACCAAGCTCTAACTGACACTGAGCAGTTGTTCCCGTCGAGACGCCACTGTTAAGAGTTATAAGCGCTTCCTTTTTTAATGCGAAATACATTTGGTTTACTGCATCGGTTGCACGACCAAGTGCTCTTCCATCGTATATTTTATAATAAGTGTTGGTGGAATAAGCGGAAACGACCTCGTCAACCGTATAATATGCCTTTGTTTCCTTATTCCAAAATTGCAATGTAGGCATATTTTTGCTTGCGCTTATCGAATAAGTTCCGGCAGGGAGCAATATCTCATCTGCGCTGTTGTATTTTTTATAATCAGTGCTGTAATTGTAAGCATGAATATTTGGGTTTTCAAGCAGATTTTTTTTGCATTTTTTCAGTGTCACACCCGAAAAATCAGAGATATAAGGAGTGTAATCGGTTGCGGTTGAGCCGAGTTCAATTTGCAGTGTTGCTAATACCTCATTGATTTTAATTGTCGTTGTATCCAAATCGACATGATAAAGCCAGACCACAATATATTTGCTATTTATTCCACTTGTAGTAGTAATGCTTGAAGCAGTATTATTTTGCACTCTACCTGTGACAGCTACGCCGTTTGACGGTATATCATCTGTAAAAGCTACTGCAAAACGAGCTGTAAGCGTTTTAGATACCGTATAAGTCGCATTTGGGGCGCAAGGAATATAAACGCTTCTGGTAGAACTTGCACCATTTATAACATTTTCTGCATCAGGATAGCCTATAATGATATTTGCATTATCTTTATCAAATAAATTCTTCCCGCTCACCTTAACTCCGAGTGTATGCTCATTCGGTGAAACATCTGTAAGATTTATTGTTTCACCCGAGGCGCTGCCGCGGAGGGCGTTGGAAAAAAGCAAATTGCAAAGCGTTTTAGTTTCCGACAAAGCATCATTCAACTGCTTCATCATTGCTTCGTATTCGGTTAGCGTTGGGTCTTCGCCGATTCCGTGGGCTGTTTTTCTCCATATGTACGCGCCGTAAAATGGTGGCATATTGTTGTGGGCTTGACCGCTGCCGAATTTATAGCCATATCCGTATTGAGTGCCAGCCGCACCTTTTGCGCCTCCTATTGTTTCTGTTGCCGGCCCAAAATCTGTGCCGTATGCGTGACCGGTTACGCCATTTGCGCCGTGGTTACTAACAACCGCAGTCGCAATCCTACCGTCAATAGCTGGTAATTCAGCTTCTGTCAATGTGTGCGTTTTTTCGCCGCCTGTAACGCCTGCCGTTTCGCCGTCGTCAATGCCCCATATAAACGCACCCTTTATGCGCTCCCATGTGCCGCCGTAGAGCTCATTTGGGTCTATGTCGGTATCGAATGCAACAATCATTCCGACGGGATATTTTCTTAGACGGTTGCTGAGTTGCAGATATTGCAGGTTGCTGTTGAGAACGGCAGTTCTTTCCGCATCGGTCATATCCGCTGTTATTTTTATAAGTCCCATTTTATCACCTCACAATTACGAAACTTTTACTAAAAAACCGTTCTTAAATTCGAGAGTAAATACCCCGGTTTCTACGCTGCCGTTAAAACCATAAGATTTGTTTCCCGAAATAAATCTAAATTCTTTCCCGCTGGGTATAACAAAATTGAGGCCACCGGCAGATTCGAGCGTTGTAACGGCGACATTTGAATTTTCTGTATCACAATATATTCCAAGATGTTCTTTGAAAACGCTGCCGATTTTTTTAAATAAGCGAAAGCCCGGTACCTTGGCCGGAGTTCTTCCGACGGTTGCGTAGTACTCATCTTTAGCGTCCTGTGTAGTAAGTCGAGGCGCAAGTAATCCCCAAATTTCAGTGCTTGTAACCGTCACCCATTTCCCGTTTTTCTTTGTCTGCACCGCAAAGCAATCATCGCCGTTCATAACTACGCGCAATGTATCGTCTTTTGAGGTTGCTTTAAAGCCGTCCGCATGCGTGATTGAAATGTTGCTGTATTTTTCACCCTGCTGCACGGAATTATTGGCGGTTTGATTGGCTATGTTCGCTATGCGGTCGGTTTCCACGCTTAGAGAAGCATTGTCACGGACGAAAACGCCTACCGTAATGCTGTTTTGCGTAGGGTCGTCACATTCCTTATAGGCGATTATGCGCTGTTTTAAAGTGAGCTTGGCGTATTTATCTATAACGGTTATATCGTCGCCCACGCCGTAGCTTTCGCCTGTATAGCCTTGAGCTTTTTGTATATCGACGATGTTAATGTCATAAGACCAGCCGTTCCCGCGCTGCCACGTTCGTCGCACGCCCGTGAGGTTTTTACCGTATTCAAAGGTCAAACCGTTATCACTGCCGCGCCGCAGGGGAACGTTCACAGTGAAATTGTCAAATTCAATCTCAACGCCTAATTCTTCCATTGCAATGAGAGCTTCGCGGGCGGTCACGTCGGTCTGTCCCGAAAGTGAAAAGTTGAGCATTTCGGTTTCCGCAACGGTTCCGAGCGTGAACGCCGATGACGCGGGAACGCCGTCAACGGTCTTTGCTTCGTTCAGAATATCGGCGGCTATTTGCGCAGCCGTACCGACGAAGCTGTAACCGTTTATAAGCGTGTAATCGGACAGGCGGTAAGAAATATGCTCGGCGGTTACCTGCGTTATGTTGTTGGCTCCCGAATCACCGTCAACGCCCGATATATCAAACTTCTGACCGCCGTACTCAAAAACGGCGTTTTCGTTTATGTAATCGAAAATACTATCTGTGTTCAGTATCGAAAAGCTCAATGTGTATTCCCGCATAAGCTCTTCGGTTTTTGCAATATTAAAGGCTTCGGACGTGCTACCCAAAGCCTCAAGGTTTGTGTTGTAAACTTTAATTTTGCCTGCCATAAGCTCATCCTTTCAAAATCGGCGTAAATTGAATAATGACCGTAAACGAATCGGGATATTCGCCTATATCGGTTTCGGATACCGCGATTTCACATTTGCCGGGAGAAAGCAAAAAGAAGTTATCCTTTTCGGGGTCAATGTACCTATACAGGCTTTCGCCGTCCGACATTCGTTTTACGGTCTCGGCGGCGCAGTTAATTTCCACACCGTCAAAGCCTTCGTCTGTTTCAAGCTTCAGCTCCGCTCCCCGATACGTCAATATAATCCCGGTTTTTATGCGGCCGATAATCTTTATAATCGGTTTTACGTTTTGAGTGCCTTTATTGTAAAACTTTACAGAGCCGCTCCCGGAAAATTCTTTTATAAACTGTCCGTTTTCGGCGGTGCAGTTTACATAGGTTATTTCCTCGGGCGTTAAGAGCGTACCGTCCGACAGATATTGCCACGGCGGATTACACTCAAACTGAATGTCGCCTATATGCCTGTCCGACGCATTTTCAAATTCGAGCGCGGCATATACCTTTGCCATATAATAGCGGTTGGGTTCGTTGCCGAAAATCAGTTTTTTCGGTGTGCCGTCGTTATAAAGCCACGCTATTATGTTTTCGCGGTTTTTCCGCAGTTCGGAATACGGTCCCGTGAAATATACAGGTTTTGTTATTACGCGCGTAGAATAGCCTGATATGCCGAAATCGGCAACGCCGTCAAGCCCCGGTATTTCCTGCACATATTTTCGCTTTTCAGGGAGCAGAGAATGTGTTTCCGTTCCGCAAAAAAGCCCGAACGCGCCTGATTCGGTGTCGCCGTATTTAAATTCGTTACTTTCCACCCGAGCGCCTCCTTCCGTAAATATTATCCGACATTATTACCGATACGCGCGGCTCTATAACCTCGGCTACGGTTTTTTCGCCCACTTTGAATACATTGACCTGCTGTTGTGCGCCGTATTGGTTGTAGGTGTTCTGCGGACTTGATTTTATCTTCGCCAGCTCGCGCATATATTCCACAGATAAATCGTGCGGAATAATTTGTGTATGCTGCGGGAGATTTATAAGCTCGCCGCCCTGCTCGTGAACATAGGTGAAACCGCCGCGCCAGTCGTTTGTGCCGGCGCCGTTGTGGGGGAAATAATCTTCCGTGAAAGCTCTTAAAAATCCCTTAAATGTTTTTACGTCTTTCTTCTTTTTGTTTTTCTCTGCTTCAATCGCTTTTTCCGCCGCCTCTTTAAGCTCATTTTGCTTGTCTATGCGTTTTTGCAGCTCGGCAAGATAGCTGTCGGTTTCGTTTTGCATAATCGCTATGGCGTTGTCTCTCAAAGCTTCAAGGCGTGCTGTCTCATTTTCAACATAATTATCAAGTGCTGAAAGTCTGTTTTCAAAGCCTTCTTTGGCAATTTTGTATTTGTTGTTTTCGAGTTCGACCGCCGCGTCGTATTCGGATTTAACCTGCTCCTGTTTCGCAGAGGACTCTGTTTTTATCTGTTCTATTTTATTTTGGAGCTGTTTTATCTGATTTTCGCGTGCCGCTTTGGTTTTTTCTTCCTCTTGGCGTTTAACCTCGGCGGTATAGGCATTTTCGGCATCTACTTTTGCAGCGTAGGTTTTGGCAAAGGTTATCTGCTTTTTAAGCTCGGCTAATTTATCGGCGTTTTCCTGTTCCTTGCTTGCCGCTTCATCAGCTTCGTTAAGAGCGTTTAATGCGTCGATTTGTTCTTGAATTTCGGCAGTTTGAGCCTTTTCCCCGGCGGAGATAACATCAAGCTTTGCTTGTTTTTCCTTTTCGAGCTGCGAAAGCCTTTCCTTGTGGGCTTTTTCGTATAGCTTTTGTTCTTCGGATATTGCGTTTTTCTGTGCCTTTAAATCCTTACTTAGATTTGATATTTTATCGCTGTAATACTTTTCCTCTGAGGATTTCTTTGCCGCCATTTTTTCCTCGTAGGCGTTGTATTCACCGGTGAGGTTTTTGATTTCGGCATCGTAAGTTTCGTTGCTTTTTTTTATTCTGCCGTTATATGTTTTTTCAATTTTTGCTTGAGCTGAGCGAATTGTGCGAGTGGATTCTAATCCGACAAGCGCAATCCCGGCAAGTGCTGCTATAGTGTAAGGATTTTTCATTACACTTTTTATACCGCCGAACTTTGCACTTTTGAGCGTTCCGGCATTTAAGCTTGTATCCGCCGCAGCAGGAGTGGTAGAAAGTGAAGTGCCTGTCGCGTTTTTCTGCGCGGCGGCCATTTTATTAAGACTTGCGGTTGCGCGGTCAGCCGCGTTTGCCGTGGCGTTTACGGCGCTTGCATATTCCGTTTGAGCTTTTTTGTCCGCTTCGGTCGCAATCTTTCTCGCAAGGTGTTTAGATCTCAATACCTCTAACAGCTTGTTTGTTTTTTCTATTGCACTTATTGTTTTCCCCGCAGCGGTAAGTAGAGGACCTGTTGCGGCGGCAAAAAGCGCGGTGCGGGTTATGGCACTTTTGGTTTTATCGTCAAGCTTGCCGAATGCCGATACCGCGCTGTTAAGCTTTTGTATCAGCGGCGTTACCGTAGGCTCGACATTTTCTTTGAAAGACGTTGCAAGTTCCTTGAGTGCCTCGGGCAGCTTTTTCATTTGTGCCGCCGCTTCGCCGGAGTTTCTGCCGTAATCTCCGATAGCGTCCTTGCTTGCGTTAAGCACAAAATTATACCGCAATTGCACCTTTTCAGCCTGTGACATCTCGGTATAATTGGTTTTTATACCTTGAGATAGGGCATAGGCTTTAAGATTTGCCTCGGTCATTACTATACCGTAATTTTTAAGCGTCTCGGTTTCACCCGTAAATATACTTTTTAAGGCGGTCGACGCTTGGTCTAAAGATGTGTTGTGAAAGCTTGCAAGGTCAACAGACAACTCCGTAAGGGCTTTTGACATATCGGTTGCCTTTGAGCGCGTAAGCCCCATAGCCGTAGCCATACCGCCGTAGAGCGATACGGCGTCAAGCGCGGTTGCGCGTGCCATTCCCATTTTATCAAGGGAATTTTGCGACCAGTCGAGAACATCCGACGACATATTTTTAAACACTTCTTTGGTTTTGTTCTCAGCTTCTGTTAAGTCGCTTGAATATTTGTATATTGCCGCTCCTGCCGCTATAACAGGTGTGGTTACGCCCAATGTCAGCTTACCGCCGACGGAGCTGAGGGTTGTACCCAGCTTTTCAAGCGTGATATATGAGGTTTTTGCCTGCTTTTCGAGCGATTTTAAGGATTGCTCCGTTCTGATGATTTCGCGTTGTAGAGCTTGATATTCATTTTCATCTATTTTCTTTTTTTCAAATTCCGCTTTTGCGGCTTTCTCGGCTTTTTTCAGTTCTTCCAGTCGTTCAGAAGTTGCTTTAATCGACTTTGAAAGCAGTTGCTGTTTTTGATTGAGCAGGACGGTGTTAGTAGGATCAAGTTTTAAAAGTTTTTGAACATCACTTAAATTGCTTTTCGTACTATAAATTTGCTTGTCGATATTTTTAAGAGCATCTTCCAGCCCCGATGTATCTCCGCCTATTTTTACAATAATGCCTTTTAGCTTTTTATTCACAGTGTCACTCCCTTAATATTTTGCAGTTAACCGCAAAAATGATTTTTGAGCATAAGAAAAGCGCCCGCAAAAGCGAACGCTTGACAAAATTCAATTATGTGTTATAATAAGGGTGGATAAGGCGAACCGATAGACGGTTAGCCCCAAATAAAGTTTCTAAAAAGATTTAGTCGCTTAGTTTGCAAGACCGGCGGCTATTTCTTTTTTATTGCAATTATGTATCCTGTTGCAAATATCAAAATTAAAATGATAATTGTATAGTAATCCATATGCAACACCCCCTTGCAGGGGCAAGACTTAACCGCCTATCCGTTATTGGCTCACCTTATCACAAGACTATTATAACAGCCTTCGACAGATTTTACAACAATTAAAAAGCGTCGTAATCCTCTTGCGTCATTTGTATGGGGTAATCGTAGCTGTCGTTGGCTTTTTCGGTTGCCATATCGTATACCGTTCCGACAGTCAGCATATCAAGCTCGGATATGGATAATCCCAATTCCAAACAACGCAAAAGGAATACTGCTGTATTATACTCGCGGACGATCAGTCTGCTTTTTTTTTAGCCTTGGAGCGGGTTTTTGTGTTCCCCAGCCATAAATCAATGATATCCGACGTAATGTTCGTTATTGCGGGCACGCCGTCAAAGCTGTCGAGCCACTCCGATATATCATCAGGAAGGGTGTTGTCCGCCTGTTTTGCCATTACAAACGCCATATTTTCAAAAATGCTCCACCGCTCGGAATCGGACACAGCTTCAAGGTTTAAAAGCTTATCAAAATCGGTGAAAATGTCGCGGTCAAGCATATCGCGGTACAGCCTCGGTGTTGCTGCCGAGGCTTTCAATTTTACCGTCTTATCCCCGAAAGTCACGGTTTTTATCATATTAAGACCCCGCTGTTTGGTCGGGTACGGCGGTGTACCATGCGTTATAAACGCTGTCCGTTATTGTGTCGCCGGTTTTGGTCTTTATCTTACCGTCGGTAGGTCGGGGACGCGCCGAAATTGCAATGCTTTCGTTTTTTGGCTCTTTGGAATCGGGGTTATCGCCCTCAACGTTCGGTCGGTTGGCGTAGCACCAATAAAGGCAGTGCCTCACGTTCTTTTTATCGCCGACAAATTCAAAAAGAAGTGCAAAGGGCTTTGCGTCGTCCTTTTCAAACTCGTCAACCGTTCCGTCGGTGTTTTTTGTACTGCTTAAGCAGTCGGTTTCAAAGCTCTCAGGCAATCTGAAAAGCTCTACGTCGCCGTCGTAGCCTTGGTTGTCCGTGCCGATAACGTCTTCGGTGCCGTCCGACCTTACGATTATAAGGTCGCCTTTTTTGGAAAGCGAAAGCGATACCGCATCGAACATTCTTACGGGCGTGCCGTAGGTTATCGTTTTAACTCCCGCCGTTTCCGTAAGTGTTGCCGGAGCGTAATATAATGCTTTAAGCTTTGAATGAAATCTGTTTTTTACCGCTGCGGTATTTGTCGCAGCTGATGTGTTTCCCATTTTAAATATCCTCCTTAAATTTGAAATTCGTATGTTGTGACAAATGCGTTTTCTGTCTTCTCGAATGAGGTCTCGCCCTTGCTGAACGAAATATCGACGGCGGCAAGCGCGTTTTCGAGCTTTGCCTCGCTGTCGGGGCTTTTAACTTTGGTCCATAGCTCTGCTACTACGTTTGTGAATATGAGCGCAGTGCCGCCGTCGGCGTGCACGGTATCCGCACCGTCGGTATAATAAGCACCGTAGGGAAATTCCGGCTTGCGTTTTTCATCCCAAAATTCATAAGTAAACGGTATTCCGCTCCCGCAAAGCAGTGTTTTTAGTTCTCCTAAAGTCATTTATTTCTGCTCCCGTGTATCAGTTTTTCAGAGTTAGTGTATCTGTAACCTCCGCCGCCGCGCTTACTGCCGTTAATCGCGTCAATGACCGCTTGTTCAAATTCCTTTTCTATTCGGTCGCGCGCAGGCCCAATATGCGTTATAGCCTTTACGTCTGCTTTTTGGTTTTTGCCTTTTCTGTGACCGTTTTCGAGCAAGTGAGTTAATTGATAACGTTTGCGGTTGTGAACTATGCGCTGATAAAAGCTATAATTATCCGTTACCTTTTTAGAAGTCCAGTTTCTCTTATATGCGCCGGTTTCTTTAGGAGAGCTTGCTTTTAAGAGTTTAACAAGCTTTTTAGCCTTTTCATCGACTGCCATTACTACCTCGTATTGTACGTCTTGCGTCCAGTCCTGAAGTGCTTTTGTCACCTCGGTAGCAAAGTTTTCAACTCCAACAATTCGGTTTCTCATTGCTCTCCGACTCTCCTCTCCAAATAAAGCTCCGCAAATTCGTCTAAAACGAATGTACGGTATACAGAGTAATAATCGCCCTCTATTCTGACGACCGATTGCCCGGAATATTCCTGTTTCCAAAGCTTTACACGGTGCTGCGGCTTAAAGCCTACCGTTGCCGCTTTTAAAAACTCCTGTTGACCCGCGCTTAATATTTCGCAGAATACGGCGGTTTCGGAGCGCTCTTTAACAATATTGTTGCCGAGCGCGTCCTCTTCGGTGATTTCGGTTACAAGATATACAACGTCATTCATCGGTATTCCTCGCACATACTCATAGCGTCACGCAGGCGCTCATAAGCTTTAAGATAATCGTCGCCCTTGCCCATAAAGTTATATATCCACTTGCAGTAGAGAGCCACGCATTGGACGGCAAGCTCGTTTTCGGTTTTATCCGCACCGACGCCCACTCTGCCCATATCAAGCAGGGCGGCGTCAATGTTTCTTTTTAAATCATCGTCAAGCGCGTTGTTTGAAAACCTCAACGCCTTTTTGACCTTTTCAAACATCTAACCGCCCCTTTCAATTAGGCTGTAGCTTTTACAAGCTTTACGAACGCTTCGGAATCTGCGATTTTTGAGTCGAACATAGCAACGCCCAAGTATCTGTAACTGTTGGTTGTGATGTCGAAATCGCTTTTAACGGTGATGTTCTGCGAGAGATTGCCGACAATCTTTTTGAAATCGCCGAGATATGCTTCGTGAACTGTTACATTATCGTCAAGCATAACCGGATAACCGTAAACATAATAGTTATGACCTTCAACGGTAACTATTTTGTTCTTGCTGTTATCCTGCAACGGCATAAAGTCGGTAAAGAGGGTTCTTTTGCTCATAAGGAACTTGGCGTTTGCGTCGTATACGCCGTCAAGCAAGCCAATAAGCGCCTGAACGTTCGCGGCGGACAGTGTTCCCGTTTTCGTTACGGTAATGCTGTTTGTGTCGCCCCACGTTGCCGCGGAGCCTACTCCGGCAGGCTGTTCGCTGCCGGTGCCCGAAATGAGGAAAGCGCCTATCTTTTCGGCAACCTTCTCGGCTATCATATCGGTAAGCCAGCTTTCAAAGATGTCTATCGACATTGTTTTGACCGTTTCGGATACCTGAACAAGCTTGACTATTTCGTAGCTTGTAAGGGTTACGGTCGTAAAGGTGTCGGTACCGGCGGTAATTGTGGCATTTTCGGTGTGAATTGCCGCGTCCGCTTTGGCGTTTTCTACCGCGAATTTAACGTTGCCTGAAACATTGAGCAGGGTTATCTCGCCGAGCAGGGGCGCGTGCTGTTTTAATTTCTTGATAATCTCGTTTGCGGTGTTTGTCGGTATAACAGCGCCGGCAGAGCTTGAACCGCTCGAAAATGCACGCTTTTCAACCTCGGTAAGCTCGAGATTTCTTAAATTTTTCAGGAACGCCGAACGGTATTCGGGGCTTGAAGTATCAAAGCTCCTTTTTTCCTCGGTAGGAATTACGGGCGCACCTTCTCCGGCGGCGCCGCTCCCGATTTTATCAAGAATACCTCTTCTTGTCTCAATTTCGCCGAGCAGTCTTGCTCGCTCTGCAATAAGGCTGTCAACCTCTGTGCCGAGTACGTCGAGATTTGCGCCCTCGGTGTTCATTTCCGCTTTTATAGCGGACAGTCTTTCTTCGATTTCCTGTAATCTTGCCATTTTAATTTACTCCTTCTAATTTTAGTTTTAACTCCAGCTTTCTGCGTTTAATGCTTTCCGCATTTCGTCTTTCCCTTTCCGCGTCAAACGAACGGCGCGCCGAAATTGAAGTAGTATCGTAAGCGGGTATATCTACCGCTGATACATCGTACACTTTGTCTATTTTGGTTATGGTTCTTACGGTTATATCGGGTGTGCTGTCGGTTCGCTCTATGTACCTGTATTCGCATTCTTTGATTGTGAAAGCAAATGACATTTTGTCTATTAAGCCGCTCTCGATATCTCTGTAAAGCTCTGCGTGACCCTCGTCGCCCGATAAAAGCTCTGCCGACATATGCAGGCCGTCACTTTCGGCGGTAAGCCCCAGAGAGCCGTTGCGGGTGCGGGCGTATACGCGCCCGTGATGATTGCAGTTAAAAATAACATCGGACAGGTCTGCGCCGTCAAACGCTCCTGTTGCCACCTTCTCGCGGTATTCGTAATTTTTGCCCCTGTAAAGCACGGTTTCGGTGTCGAATACACACGGTACGCCTTCTACAATCAGCTTTTTGCTGCTGTCACTCTCTGTTCTTGTGTTAATGCCGGTGATGTTAAAATCTCTGAACTCAACACCTTTATCGGTCATCAGTCTTTCGATGTTCTCAATTTCTTTGTTCATCTTATTTCTCCTCCTTTACGGGATTTTTTACATAGGTTTCATCTAGGTTATTTGTTTCGATATATTCCTTGCGTATATAACGCTTATCGCCGTTTTCAACGGGCGACATATTGAATATTTCAAGGCCTTGATTATGGGTCATAAATCCGCGGTCAAACAGCTGTGTGACCGTGTTCAGCTTTTCGGAATTGGTGAGATATTGCAGCCTGTTGGCGGTGAACATAATTTGATTGCCGTGAGCCACCTCGTGCTCCGAAAATACCATATTTGTGTGAACAAGACTTGCCTCTATCGCAAAGGGCTCAATTTTGCCCTCGTAATAGGCGTTCCATTCGTCCGATGTGAAATTATTTTGCAAAATCTTTTCGTTTGTGCCGAAATATGTAAAGACATTTTCCTTGATTTGCGACATCTGCATAGGATTTACGATAAACGGTTTAGAGTCTATCACTTTCACGTCCTCGTATTTTGCGTCGTACATCATAACGCCGCCGTTATTCGTGACGGTTAAATTATCTTCGATAAATCTTTTCCGCTCTTCCGCTATCGTTTTGTCTTTAAGTGAGTTTGCCAGCTTTGCAAGAAAACGGATTGACGCCCCGTTTTTAATTCCCTCAATTATTCCCTGATTCTGAACGTTCATAAGGTCCATTGTCGGCCGCATACAGGCGTTGCTTTCGCCGAAAAGCTCGTCGCGGTACTGAAATTGGTTCATTATGCCGACGTTTTCGAGTTCAACACTGCCGTGTTGTCCGTTCCCGAAATCATAGCGCAAATATCTCTTTTTATCGTAATCGACAATTCTGCATTTACTTGTAAGCAAAGGATAAAAACCGATTATCTCAAAGAAATTATCGTACAGCGGCGCTACAAAAGCCGTGTTGTCCGTCATATACACGGTAGCAAGCCTGTAAAGATATTTTTTCGCGTCCATAATACGGTTAGGCTTAAATTGCAGTGTTCTTTCAAGCTTTTGATTGCCCGAGCCTTTAATTTCCGGCTTGAGCTTTGAACAGTGAGTTGCGAAAGAATGTATCGCCGCTCTCGTAAGCTCCATTTCGTACAGCCCGCCCTCAAAAGAGGAAAATATCGGCACATATCCGTTCATAAGGCGAAAATAATCGCTCACCTTTTGCTCCATTTTTTCTTTTTGACGGATTTTTTCAAATAATCCCACTTAAACACCCTCGTTCAATTCAATGTATTTGTCCTTTTTGTTTTGCAAGACCGTATATGCGCACAGAAGAGCTATTGTGCCGTCTATGCGCTGTCTCGGGTCAAGACCCTTTACGGGCTGAATATTGCCGTTTATATCCGTTTTGACGTTGGTATTTATTAAGCACCATTTGTCAATCGGATTGTTGTTGTACACAATGTTGTGTGTCTTAAAATCCGCCGCAAGGTCTTTCATAGGCTGTGACAGCGTGTATACGCCCTGCCTTATCGGTATCATTGAATTTTTGCCGAACTCCATTTGAAATTCCCTGAGCAGTGTATCGTCTATATGCCACGGGTCATAGCCTATGTACATCGTGTATAAATCTTCGACGTCCCGCAGTTCTTTAAACCATTCAAGAAAAATGCGCTTGTCGCATTTATTCCCCGGGCAGGTGCGCAAATATCCCTGCGATATCCACAGCTCATACGGCACATTGTCGCGCCCTTGCCTTTTGCCCTCGTTTGAGTATTTATCAATAACCGCCTGCGGTAGCCAGTACATTTGCCTGACATAGATTTTATCGTCGCCCGGGCGCATACAAATCGCTTTTGCGGCATTTAAATCTATGCTGTCGGCGGCGTCGAATCCGCCTACGCAATAATCGAACTTTATATCGAATTTCTCTTTGTTATCGAGGTCTTCAAAGTTGAGCCATGCAGCTTCGTTCGTTTGCGGTATGTTGAAATCCTTGACAAGAACGGTCGGTTTAAAGCTCGGGTCGGCTTTCGCTTTTTCCACCATTTGAACGAGATAATCTTCTCTTTTTATCGTTCCCAGTCCCGGATTTGCTTTAATCCACATTTCGGGCTTATCCCATTCCGAAACATCGTCAAGCTCATAAATAAACGGCAAAAAGCGCTTGTTTTGATCTTCGCCGTAAATTATTTTCCGTGCATATTCGTACTGCGCATCAAATATGCCGTTTCTCACAAAGCCGTTTGTCGTGATACAAAAAAGCAACGGTTGACATCTTGCCCCCATTGCCTGTTTAATCAAGTCGTATATATCTCTGTTTTTTATTGCCGCCAGCTCATCTATGACCGCGCAGTGGACGTCAAGACCGTCAAGACTGTTTGAATTGCTTGCAAGCGCTTTTATAAAGCCCATATTGAACGGGAAATACAAATCTGCGGCGCGCTTTTTAATATGCCGACTCAGTGCCGGAGATTGCTTGACCATCTTATGCGCGGCATTAAAGCCCAATTTCGCCTGGTCGAGCATAGTCGCAATGTTGTAAATTTGCGGTGCGCCCTCACCGTCGTTTACAAGCATATCGTTTTCAACAGCGGCGGTTTCGGTGGTTTTTCCGTTTTTTCTGCCCTCGATAATCAAAACCTCGTTGTATTGCCGCATATCTTTATCGTCCACAAAGCCGAAAATCGCTTGCAGACGAGCTTTTTGGAATAATTCCAATTTCAGCGGAGTGCCTATTTTACCGGTTGGGAGCTTGCAAAACGTTTCGATGAAATCCGTGTGTCTTTTAGCCTCTTTGCTGTCAAAATGAAATTCTCCCGGGTGTGCATATTGCTCCAAAAGGCATTCGCTTTGCCGTTTCAGCTTCTCACAGGCGACTATCCTGCCGTCGCACACGGCGGAAAAGTATTTTTCAAATTCCGTCATTTTCGTTTTTTGATAAATTCCATAAGCTCGTCGTTGCCGCCGATTTTTTCCGGTATCATATCGATGATGGTTTTCATCAGAGCATTGTATTTGCCTATCATCGTGTTGTATGACTTTTGCGCCGGGTGCTCCATTGTGGTATCAAAGCCGTTGCCGTTTTTGCATGATATAACCGCTCCCTCTTCCTTGACTTGTTTTTCGAGTTTTTTAAGGGTTTTTTCCATAAAAACAGCTCGATTTACAAGTTTTTGAGCTAAATCCCGCCTGTTTTCATCGACTAAATCGGGAATTTCCTTAATCGTCGGTATATAAGGTGTATTTTTTTTAATTCGAGCCATTTTTTACCCCTTTCGTGTGATTTTGCTGTGCGTAAAAGTTTAAGTGGGGCAATCGGTCTTTGTCGGCAGACCCCTCTCGCCGCCAATGGGGGGAGTGCCCGGCGCGACAGGCTGACCGCTTGCATCGAAAAAGCATTTCAATCTGCTTTGTTTCACGAAAGCATGAGCTTCTTCACGGTCGTGACAATCCTTGCAATCAAATTTCATATTGTCGCGATTAAGCGTGACGCTTGGATTGTGTATGTTTTTTACCGTGAGCGGGATTTTATGGTGAACGATATATCCCGGCTTTTCATGACAGGTTTCACACATACCGCCGTCGATAAGCACGCGCTCGGCAATGTATGCCTTTCGGCAGGCTTGCCACGCTTTGCTGTTGTAAAATGCTTTTGCGAACTCTTTTGCCATAACCTCACCGCCTTGCCTTATTTCCACAATACCATTGTAGCAGTTAAAAAGTGTCAATGGTGTCAAATTTAATTTTTCTTGATATACCTGTATGCCGTATCCTTGACAGACCATACCGTGACCGTATGCCCGATATGCGCCGCGACCTGGTTCCACGAAAGCCCGTTCACAAAACGGTAGGTGAGTATCTGCCGCGTCAGGCTGTCAGGGCAGGCGGATATGTAATCGTTCAATCGAATCAGCTCTATGCGGCACTGTTCGAGCCGATTTGTAAGCTTTGCCTTGTAATAATCCAGCTCCGCCACGGCCCGCCCTATTTTGTCACCTGCACCCGCACCGTGCGGCATGCCCGTTATTTTAACCGAGGTGTCGGTAGCTTTTTCCTCCAACTCGGATATTTTAATTTTTAAATCTTCAATTTCTCTGTTGAGGTAGTAAAGCTGTGAAAGCTCTTTAAGCGTCATACCGGTATTGCTCCTTTCAGCGTCTCAAAAATTCTTTGCGGGATATACGCCCGCTGTCTATTGCATAGGTCATCTGCCCGTAGGTGTAGCAGGTGCCGTGACGTTCGTTGTACTGCGTTAGTGCACGACAAAATTCCGCAAGAGAAATGCCCCACGTCGGCGCGGCTTTCTTCTGCTTTTTAGGTTTCTTCGGCAGCGGTTCCGCAATTGCGGCTTTATCTTTCTTCTCACAGCTGTAACACCGCACCGCCTCGGCTTTGTTGGTCCTGAAGGTCTTGTTGCAATCGGGACAGACCTTTGTGTATAAATTTTTATTTCTCATTTCGGCTCCCTTTCCCATTTCCATAAGCCCAGTACGGCCATAGCAAAATTAAACGCATATAACAGCGCCTGCGCATAGCTGCCGCTCACGGCGTTAAACACCATCCAAAAAGCATTGGTGCAAAGCCAAATGTAAAAGCACCACCGCTTTTGCAGGCTGTTCGCAACCGTGCCGGTTATGGAAAGAACTGTGATTATGTACGGTAAATATTTCAATTTCAAAATCTCCTTTATTCCGCATTACGCATTCCGAATTCCGCATTGTCTCTATGTCGCGTCCATCCAATCATCTCCTTCAATCTTCCAGTCGGGCAGCAGCCCGTCGCTGTCGGCTTTGTACATTACGACCGACACATACCAATGCCCGTTGTATTTGTTGAAGCGTGAAAAGCACCGCAAAAAGCGGTAGCCCTTGTATCTGCGCTCCCAGTATTCTTTATCGTCCACCAGCTGCTTTGCCATGCGTTCAACCGTGCGCGAGGAAATATGCCCGTCCTTTACACGGGTTTCCGGCTGTACAAGATTTTGCGAATGACGAAAGCGCTTGCGCCCCTGCGGGTCTTTGGATATATACCTCGCGGCAGCCTCCGGCCCGAACACCTCGGGGCGGAAACGGCGGGCATTAACGCGCACACCCTTGCCCCACATAGCTTCGACCGTATCACGATCCAGCCCGCCCGTCATGAACAGATGAACATGATAATTCTTCTGCCCTTTAAGCGAGCCTGTTTTGTAAATCACTTCTTCAATTGTGTAATAATATTTAAACGGCGCCTTAAGCTTTTTTAAAAGCGCACGGTATTTTTTGTTTTGCGGGTCTGTTTTTAAAAGCTTTTCTATTCGTTTAAGTTCCGATGCGCGCCGAGTCTTGATGCGGCGCTTATAGTTATCCATGTCCCTGGAAGCTGTCTCGATTGTCCGCGGAGCGAATTTCTGTTCGTAAGTGTAAGTAAGCAATAAATCCTCGTTATCGAAATTTGCGTTTATAAGCCGCACTGCCCGTTTTATCGCCATATTGTTGTTGTATTTTTTCTGTGCTTCGCTTGATTCTTTCGTGCCGCTCGGACGGACAGGCATTTTGTTGCCGTTTTCCCATACAGGGTAAAAATCCGCCTCGAGCAGCCGCCCTGAAATTGTTTTCTTCTCGCGCTCCATTACGCCCAACCGTCCTTTCGTATGGCATTTTCATAGTAGCTCTCGCACTCAAAGGCAGAATTGTAAAGCGCCGTGCGAAAATATGACTTGCGGTATTTGATTTCGTAGCTTGCTTCGCGGAATTTTCCTATGCAAAATTTGAGATGATCCGAGCAGAGCTGCGAATACACCTCACTCACCGTCTCGGCAGGAAGCTTGTCTCCGTTTATTTTCACGCTGCAACGCGGGTACAGGGAATACACCTCCGCCATTATCATAATCAGCTCGTAAGCGAGCGCACGGTCGGCACGGTCAAACTCTTGTAAATTGATTTGAGCCATTGCGGAATTCAAAGCTTCCCTGAACCCGACCTTGACTTGACTCTGACTCTTTTCATACACTTCGGAAATTTTATTGTTCATTTCGGAAAACTCCCTTGCCATCCGCTCCCGCGGTTTATTTTTGGTCGACTTGTTACTATAGCATACAAGGACGAAATAGGGCTTGTATGCCCGTTTTAAAAATACTTGATTTTTCGCTCCCAAAGTGGTATTATATATATGTAATGTTTCGGGGCGCGAAAATCGCTCTGCTGTCCCTCTCGGTTGCCGCCGGGAGGGACTTTCTTTTTTTATGTGTATTATATATATGTATATAGGATTGCAGTTGACTGCAAAATCAGACCTTCGGCAGGTCGATTGTTTTTGCAGGTTCTTTCAGCCTTATTTTGTCGAGACCCGCCGCAGTCACGCTGTGTCCGCATTTATCTTTGAGTATTGCAACCGTAGTATTTATTTTGTATTTTGGTAAATGGCTGTGAATACTTAATATGCGTTCATACTCAATATCCCCGAGCAGCGGAATATTTAAAATAACGGGACGTTTGAGCCGCTGTGCGGTTATGGCTTGCTTAATATCCATTATTCTATTTCCCGCTTCTGTTTAAGAGCTACGCGGCGTTCGATTGATATCTTACCGGATGATGTAGCTTTTATATCCACAACGCCACCCGATGACACACCGAGCGATATTTTATAGATTTTCTGCTCACTCATAAGATCAACGGCACTTTCAAGTATCGGCAGTATGTTTTCGTCGCACGCGGCTATGTTGTGGTTTTCATCCGGCGCGCAGCACACCGCTTTAAGCTCGAGCTTTGCTTTTTCGGCTTGCAGCTTTCTTTTTTGGTATTGCTGTGCCTCATAACATTTGCAATCCATAGTGCCGAGCTCGGAAAGCTCCTTTTCGGTTGTTTTGTCCGGGTATTCGTTTGCGGATATCTGCCCGCAGAATTTACAAAATGCGTTTTTCATTTTTTTACGTCTCCTTTAAGATTTAAGTATTTTGTTATAAGTTCCTGCGCCTTTTCCCAGCCGTAGCATACCGCAACCGCGTAGCCCTGCCACGCCAGAGCGTCAAGCCATTTGTTTTGTTCGCCGGAAGTCTTGTTTTTACCGTATTTCATTTCTATGTATAAGCCGTGGTATTTACCGCGTGCAACCGGCAGGCACAGGTCGGGTACACCCGCCTTTACGCCTTGGCGCTTTAGATTGGCTGCCTCGATTCTGTTTCGGCTGCCGCCGTTCGGTATATGGTAGAGCAGGTCGAGCTCGGGGTATTTCCCGCGCATAAACCATGCCCAACGGAAAAGCGCTTCCTGCTCGTTTGCTTCGTGCGGTATGGGCTTTCGCTTTGCCGCTCCCGAAGATGATTGAGATGTTTTGTTCGGCATATCACTTTCCCCTCCCTCTTTGCTTAAAGAAATTATCCCGTGTTAATATAATATCCCGATTAACCTGTGAATTTTTATGTTGCTCTTTCAACAGCCTGCCCCGCTCTAATTTGTACTCTCGGTATCTTTTACATTCTCCGTGACAGCCGATATGCCGGTCAGGACAGTTATTGCACGGCGGGGTCATTGTTCTGACTCCTCTACATAACACCAACTTTGCGGCGGTCTTGTCATAGGTTGCCCTATATCCTTAACATCACATATACCGTCAATGCCCATATATAAGCAATACACGCAATTCTTTTGGTTACAATGCGTTTTTCCAAAAGCCATAAAATCATCCAAATCTTTTGGCTTGTCGTAAATCACAATGTTGGAGATATGCCAGCCGTAAACCTCACCTTTATGTCCTTTGGTATATTTGAGCCATTCTGCAACAGTAATGCAAGTATCGTCCCTATTTACATCTCGGCAATCATAAATTGCATCACACACAAACTCGCCTATAACCTTGCCGTTGCCGCATACATCAAACAGATTGTGACTTCTATCATCAGCATAGGCATACCGTTTGCCCGTCCAAAACGAAATACCTTTGTCCTTTGTGCAGTAAATATAGCA